GGCGCGCTGGCCACCGAGGTTGTGCGCACCATCGCCGATCAGGCCGGGGTGCCGCCCGAGGCGCTGGAAGGCTTTGCCGCCGAGCACCCCGATGTGGTGCGCCAGGCGATCACCGACACCGAGGCCTTGGCCCCGGAGATCATCGCGCTGCACACGGCAGAGCTTGATGCCAGGCAGGCGATCTTCGAGGCGGAAAAGACCGAGCCGGTCTGGGTGCGCGCCTGGCGGCCCTTGGGCATGTACGGGCTGGGCGTGCTGTGGTTCTGGAACGTGATCGTCCTGCACCTGGCCAATGCCTTCTGGAAGATCGCCCTGCCGCCGATGCCGTTCGAACATCTGATGGGGATCAGCGCGCTTTACATGGGCCTTTACATGGGCGGGCACACGATCAAGGACGTGGCCGGAAAGTGGATCGGCAAATGAGCGGCGACATGCTGAACATCAGCCCGCTGGTCGCCTGGGTGGTGGCCCTGAACATGCTGCTGACCTTTGCCCTGACGATCTGGAACCTGATGGCCTCGGGCAGCCGGGCGAATGCCAAGCGGCTGGATGCGCATTCGGACCAGCTGCAGCAACACGAGGCCCGGATCAGCACGGTGGAGCAGGGGCAGGGGTCGCTGCCGTCGCTGCAGGAGATGCACAAGCTGGAACTGGCGATGGTGCGGCTTGAAGGCGAGATCGCGTCGGTGAGCAGGGTCATGGCGGGAAACGTCGCGATCATGGAACGGCTGGAAAGTGTAGTCGCGCGGCATGACGCACATCTTCTGGAGGCGGGTAAGCGATGAGCGATTACGGGGAACTGGTGCGCAGGCACCGCCGTCTGGCGATTCTGAAGCACCTCGAGGCCTGCGCGGAATACACCAGCAACGGGTCGATCCTGCAGTCGGTGCTGATCGGCGTTGGCGTGCCATCGACCCGCGATCAGGTGATCACCGAACTGGCCTGGCTGCGCGAGCAGGGTTTTGTCGCCTATGAGGACCGGGCAGACTTTATCGTGGTGACCGCCACGGCGCGCGGCTGCGAACTGGCGCGCGGGCTGGCCACGCACCCGGACGTGCAGCGCCCCGCCCCGAGGCGCTGAGCATGCCCGCCCCCCGCAAGGTTGATCTGCTGCCCCCCGAGCTGAAGCGCTGGCTGGAAGCCGAACTGCGCACACGCGGCTTTGCCGGGTACGAGGCGCTGGCCGAAAGCCTGAACTGGAAGCTGGAGGAAGAGGGCCTGGAGCTGCGCATCCAGAAGTCCGCCCTGCACAGCTTTGGGGCCGAGTATGCCGAGTTCGTGAAGGTGCAGGAATCGGCCAGCGCCTGGGCCACCGAATGGATGACCGAGGCCGGGATCGGCGAAGAGGCCAAGCGGCACAACGTGCTGTTCCAGATGATCACCGCCCTGGCGTTCAAGGTGATGCAAGCCGAGATGATCAAGGACGCGGGCGAGATCGATCCGAAGAGCCTGCATTTCATCGGGCGGATGATGAAGGACATCATGGCATCGTCCGGCATCCGCGAGCAGCTGGCGGCGGCAGAGCGCAAGGCGCAGGCGGCGAAGCTGGACCAGGCGGTGGAGGCGGGCGAGGTGACCGAAGACTTCCGCGCCGAGGCGCGGCGCATCATGGGGTTTGCGTGATGGCGGCGCTGGGGACCAAGCTGCGCACATTGGAAGGCGGGCGGGTGGCGTTCTGGTGCCCCGGCTGTTTCCGGGCGCATCAGATCACGGTGAGCCGCGAAGCCGCCCCGGACGGGCCGTGCTGGGGCTTTGACGGGAATGTGGAGCGACCGACCTTCACGCCGTCCATCTTTGTCAATCGGCCCGGCCCGTCCTTCAACCCCGGTGCCCCATCCTGCCACAGCTTTGTAACCAACGGGCGCATCCTGTTTCTGCAGGACTGCACGCATGCGCTGGCCGGGCAGACGGTGGACATGCCGGACTGGCCGGAGGGTGGTGCATGATGGCAACTCCGGCACAGGTGGCGAATGACCTTGCGGTGCAGGCGGATTACTTCGCCAGGCGCGACGACGAGATCGCGCGCCTGTGCCGGGATTCGGCGCGGCTGATCCGGGCGATGATTGCCGGGCAGGCGGTTGACGGGCGCACTCTGAGCGGTGTCATGACCCGGCTGCAGGGCTACAATTCCCGGCCACGCGCGGCGGTGCAATCGCAGATCGACAAGTCGCTGGAGCGGGCGATGGTCACGATCAACGAGCTAAATGCCGCGCCGTCAGAAAGCAGAAACGGGGGGTCGCGCCATGCCGTTTGATGACACCGGGTCGGGGGGGCATCGCGGCGGCGGGCGCAGGGGCAACACCGACGACATCGCTGCGGTCTTGTTCTTCTTGCGGGGCGCGGCTGCCGAGGAACTGATGTTCAACACGTTCCGGGGGCGCGATGCCTTCGACGCCTTCTGCCGTCTTATTGACGTGCCGCCCGACGATGTGTGGGATCGCACCGGCGAGGTCGCATGAGCACCCTTGCCCCGGACAGCCCGCTGATCAATTTCCTGCCCTATCAGCGGGCCTGGATCGCCGATCAATCGCGCTTCAAGATCGGGATGATGACGCGGCGCGGCGGCAAGACCTTTGCGTCTATGGGTGAGGTGGCGGCGGATTGCACGGCGGCAGAGGCCGAGGGGCGCAAGACGCGCTGGACCGTCCTGTCACGGTCGGAAGGCACGGCAAAAGAGGCCTTTGACGAGGCGTTAAAGCCGATGATCCGGGCGTATTACACGATTCTGCGTGGTCTCGCCCGCAAGCAGGAACCGGTGTACGAACAGGGCGAGTTCCGGGTGCCTGCGCACCGGGAAGAGGTGACGGCGGGCGGGCTGACCACAGTCATCGACGTGCCCGAGGCCACCTACAAGACGCAGGAGGTGCGCTTTCCCGGTGGCAGCCGGGCCATTGCGCTTTCGGCCAGCCCGGATGCCGCGCGCGGCTTTGGCGGCAACCTGATCCTTGATGAGTTCGCTTTCCACCGCGACAGCCGCCGCATCTGGGCCAGCGCCTTTCCGGTGGTGGCGCAGGGTTCGCACAAACTGCGGGTGATCAGCACGCCGAACGGCAAGGGCAACAAGTTCTACGAGCTGATGACGGCCAAGAATGATGTCTGGTCGCGCCACGTCACCGACATTTACGAGGCGGTGCGGCAGGGCCGGGACCTGAACGTCGCCGAGCTTCGGTCGGCGCTGGCGGATGAGGATGCCTGGGCGCAGGAATTCGAGCTGAAATGGCTGGATGCCGCCAGTGCCTGGCTGGATTACGACCTGATCAGCGGCTGCGAACATCCGGCGGCCGGCATGCCGGGGCTGTATCAGGGGGGGCCGTGCTTTTCCGGCGAGGATATCGCGGCGCGCAACGACCTGTTCGTGCTGCCGGTGTTCGAGCAGGTGGGCGATGTGCTGTGGCTGCGCGAGATGGCGGTGCGCCGCCGGATCAGCTTTGCCGAGCAGGACGCGATCCGGGCCGGGATGTTCGCCAAGTACCGGATCGTGCGGCACCGGATGGACCAGACCGGCATGGGCGAAAAGCCGGTCGAAGACGCGCAGCGCCGCCATGGCACCGACAGGGTGGAAGGCGTGCTGTTCACCGGGCCGAACCGGCTGGACCTGGCCACGCATCTGAAAGAGTCGATGCAGGACCGCCGGATGCGCCTGCCCGCCGGTGACGTGGTGCTGCGCGCCGACCTGCATGCGATCCAGTCCAGTGTCGGGCCAACCGGGGTCCGCCGCCTGGTGGCGGATGGCGACACCGACGGGCACGCCGACCGGTTCTGGGCCATGGCTCTGGCGGTCAGCGGGGCGGCATCGGCGTACCAGCCCTATGACTACAGGCCGGTGCCGCGCCATGGCGGCGAAGATTTTGACCGTGAGTTCCGGCTGACCGCCGGGTTCTCTGCACAGAAAGGATTGTTCTGATGGCCCTGCTGGACCCGTATGGTCGCCCGGTGCGGCTGCAGAAACTGACCGAGCCGCTGGCGGAAGGCGGGATGACCGGCATCCGCCAGACCTGGGCGGGCAGTGCCGCGTCCGGTCTGACCCCGGCCAAGCTGGCGTCGATCCTGCGGGCCTGTGACCAGGGCGAGCTGCGCGAGTTCCTGATCCTGGCCGAGGAAATGGAAGAGCGGGACCCGCATTACTTTTCCGTGCTGGGCACGCGCAAGCGCGCGATCTCTGGCATCATGCCGCAGGTCGAGGCCGCCAGCGACAGTAAGCGCGACGTGGAGATCGCCGAGGCGGTGCGCGAAGAGATTGCCGAACACCCCGGCTTTGCCGATCTGGTCGAGGATCTGCTGGATGCCCTTGGAAAGGGCTTTGCCGTGGTCGAGATCGACTGGGCCCGCAGCGCCAGCCGCTGGACGCCGGAGCGGTTCGATCACCGCGATCCGCGGTTCTTTGTCTTCGACCGCGAGACGCGCCGCGAGCTGCGGCTGCTGGACGAGGCCGGGCCGGTGGAAGGCGTGGCGCTGGAGCCGTTCAAGTTCATCACGCACCGTTCCCGGATGAAATCCGGCCTGACCTATCGCGGCGGGCTGGCGCGCGTGGTTGCCTTCGGCTGGATGTGCAAGGCCTATACCGTCAAGGACTGGATGTCCTTCATCGAGACCTACGGCCTGCCGCTGCGGATCGGGCGCTACGGGCCGGAGGCGACGAAGGAGGATGTCGCCAAGCTGTACCAGGCGGTCGCGAACATCGGCACCGATGCGGCGGCAGTGCTGCCCAGAAGCATGGAAATCGCCTTTGAGAAGGGCCTGGCGGTCACGGGGCCGGAACGCGTCTTTGAAACCTTCGCGCGCTACATCGACGAGCAGATCAGCAAGGCGGTGCTGGGCCAGACGATGACGGCCGACTCGGGGTCGAGTCAGGCGCAGGCGACCGTGCACAACGAGGTGCGCCACGACATTGCCGCCAGCGACGCGCGCGCGGTGGCCGGGGCAATCAACCGCGATCTGGTGCGGGCCTATGTCGATCTGAACTTCGGGGTGCAGGAGGTCTACCCGCGTCTGACCCTGCCCGTGGCCGAACCCGAAGACATCACGGCCAAGATCGCGGGCGCGGCAAAGCTGATGGAACACGGGGTCACGTTCAAGATGACCGAGCTTCGCGGCAAGCTGGGCTTTTCCGACCCGGAAAAGGGCGACGAGATTGCCGGGGGCGCGCCGGTGCCGCCGCCAGTGGCCGCCAACCGCGCCCGCCTGGCGCTGAACCGCGAGCAGGCCGAAGACCTGCTGGATGGCGTTGAAGAGGACATGCTGTCGGATTGGGAAGAGCTGGGCAGTGAGCTGGAGGCGGCGGTGGCCGAGGCGGTGGATGGGGCCGGCAGCTATGAGGCGGTGCTGGAGCGCTTGCCCGAGGCGCTGCGGCAGATGCCATCGGCGCTGCTGATCGACACGCTGGTGAAGGGCATGTTCCAGGCCCGCGCGGTGGGCGACGCGCAGGATGACTGATGCCTCTGACCGGCCCGGCTATTCCTTTGACCCCGGCCCGCCACCCGAGGCTTCGCGCTTTCTGCGCAACAAGGGGCTGCGCCCGTCGTTTTCGTGGATGGACGTCGAGCCGGAAGAACATGCGGTCGCCTTTGCCGTGGCCAAGGTGGCCGAGCTGGACCTGCTGGAGGCGATGCGGGCCGAGGTGCAGCGCGCGCTGGACGAAGGGCTGACCTTCGAGTCGTTTCAGAAAAGCTGGCGCGCCAACCCGCGCCTGGCAGACTGGTGGGGCCGCAAGGCCATGGAAGACCCGCTGACCGGCGAGGTGGTCGAGGCGCAGTTGGGCAGCCCGCGCCGGTTGCGCACGATCTATGACGCCAACCTGCGGTCTGCCCGCGCCGCCGGGCAGTGGGAGCGGATCGAGCGGACGCAAGCCGCGTTCCCGTTCCTGGAATACCGGCTTGGCCCGTCGGAAAAGCACCGCCCGCACCACGAGGACAAGGCGGGCCTGATCCTGCCGGTCGACGACCCGTTCTGG